AGGAGAAGGGGTTCTAATATGGCATACGAAATTCCCGGATTTGACATCGGAACCTTTACGGCTTCCGCTGATCTATCCGCTAAACAGTATTATTTTGTGAAACTATCAAGTGCAACTCAAGTTACGGTATGTGCTGCTGTCACCGATAAACCAATTGGTGTACTGCAAAACAACCCTGAATCAGGTGAACAAGCCATTGTTCGTGCTTTGGGAATATCCAAAGTAAGTGCTGATGCAACCCTCGCAGCAGGAGATGTAATCGGTACAGCGGCCGATGGCCAAGCGCAACCCATAAGTTTAGGGTCAGAGACAACCGTGCATGTTTGTGGACAGGCTATTGAAGCCGGTTCCGCAGGTGAGGACTTAACTGCATTCATCAACATAACAAACGGTAGAGGAGCCTGATATGCCACAACCAACGTCACAAGATGTTCATGTCAATTCGATTCTGACACAAATGTCTGTGGCCTTTATGCAAGAAAATTATGCTTTTGTTGCATCTAAGGTATTTCCACAGATTAATGTCAATAAGCAATCTGACAGTTATTTTGTATACTCACAGGCTGATTTCTTCAGAGATCAGGTTCAACCACGTGCTGATGGTACAGAATCAGCAGGAACTGGATATAGCCTCTCGACGGCAACCTATTCAGCAACCAACTATGCGTTGCATAAAGACATAGGTCACCTCACATTGGCTAACTCCGATTCTCCGTTGGACCCTCTCGGTGATGCAACTCGGTTCCTTTCACAGCAAATGCTTATCAAGCAAGAGCGTGACTGGGCAACCAACTGCTTTGCCACCAGTATTTGGGGAACTGACGCAACACCTTCCACACTGTGGAGTGCTGCATCATCAACTCCAATTGCTGACGTAGAAACAGCCAAAAACACTGTTCTAACGAACACTGGTTACCTACCAAATACAATGGTTATGTCCTACAAGGTCTTTTCAGCCCTTGTAGACAATGATGACATTACCGACAGAATCAAATACACATCATCAGACTCAGTAACTGCTGACCTGTTGGCTAAACTATTTGGTCTTGATCGAGTACTCATTATGTCAAGCACATACAACTCCGCTGCTGAAGGAGCATCCGCTTCCTACGCACAAATTGGAGATAGAGATGCGCTTGTCTGCTACGTAGCACCAAACCCAGGATTGATGATGCCATCCGCTGGCTATTCAATGCTTTGGAGCGGTGTCGGTGGGGGACTTGGAACCAACACAGCAATCAGTCAGTTCGATCTACCCGAACGACGAGCAACACGTGTCGAAATTGAATCCGCTTGGGATTTCAAAGTCGTCAGTTCTGCTCTCGGGTATTTCTTTAGCAACTGCGTTGCATCCTAAACGATGACCTGATTGCTTTCCAAAGCAATTCCCGTGATTGAGGGCCGAGTCCGGTAAACGGCTCGGTCCTCATTCCGTTACAAACACAATCAGAATTGAGGAAATATGGCACAACCGCCAAACAATACAGCAACAGTTACAGCGCTCACAGGTTCAGACCAAACTGTTCTCACAGGAGATGGAATTTTCTTTGGGGGAACGTTCACTGAAACCGCAGGGTCTACTGCTGGTTGCATAATTTACGACAACACAGCAAATTCCGGGACCATACTAGCCAAAGTATCACTTGCTGCTAACGGCATTGAACACATTAACTTTGCTAATGGGCTACAGGCTGGAACTGGAATCAGAGTAGACATCACCTCTGGTACTATTGCTGGTTCAATCCATTTCACATCGTAGGAGTTCATAATGGCTTGGAGTTATTCAGGAGACCCTGATTCTAGTGCCTTAGATGGAATCCGCTTCCTGATAGGCGATACCGACACAAACGATCAGTTACTTAGCAACGAGGAGATCACTTGGGTCAATGCACAAGTTACAGGAAGCACTACTTCCACAGATTCATTGTATGAGGCGTCGTATAGGTGCATGATTACAATTGCTTCTAAGTTCTCTCGATTGGCTGACCAGTCTGTTGGAGATATGCGTGTAGATATGAGTCAGAAGGCCAAAGGCGCTAGAGATCAGGCTGAGGAACTCAAGAAACTAGCAGCAAGAGAGGGTTCAACACCTGTTCCATATGCTGGTGGTATCACATATTCCGATAAGGAAATAGACGAAGATAACAGCAACATTGTCCGACACTACTTCAGGAGAGGTCAGTTTGTGGATGTTCGTGATGGTTCCACAGGAACTGTGGATAAATACGCTGACTTTGGGCCCTATGGAGCGTAAGTAATGGCAGGAGCATCACCATCAGCAGTATTTATGACAGACCTGAAGGTCAATATGACCCCGGATACGGTAAGTATCAGGACAAGTTCAACTGTTAATTCATATGGAGAACGATCATTCTCCGGTGACGCTACAACATACGATGCTTACGTTGTCAGGGTTGAGGCTTCGGATAGGACTGTGAACAACGATCTAGTGGATGTGGATTACGTTGTGTATATTCCTGACGCTAGTTTAACTATGCGTGTAGATGACCAGATAACGCTACCCGCACCTATTTCAGCAACCAGACCTATCGTCAGAGTAAACATTAAGAAAGACCCGTTAGGCCAAGTAGGTGTAATTATTTACTGTGGTTCTCAGACTCGAAGGGCTGGTTAATGTCCTCGATTTCCAAAAACTTCCGATTCGATCCTGAAGAAGTCAGGAATCTACAGAAGAAACTCAAAGAAATAGGTCTGAATGGCAGAAAAGTAGCAGCGCAAGCAATGTATTCTGCTGCTAATCATATCGGGAATGAATCGCAGACACTGGTTCCTGTAGATACAGGAGTTCTCAGAGGCTCAATGGATATTACTCGACAGAAGTCATTCACTCAGGCTACAACTAGCGCAATTATCTCCTATGGAGGTCCAGCAGCACCATACGCTCTGATTCAGCATGAAAATATGGAATTTGAACACCCAACTGGTGGTCAGGCTAAATATCTAGAGCAACCATTTCTGGAATACACCAAAAACTGGCCGCAATCGTTCATTGACCAGATGGAAGTAGAGGCTGGATTCAAAACTTGGACAGAAGGGTACTCCTGATGGCTACAATCACTGATGTTGGCGCATATTTAGACGCTCAAGTCAGCAATGTTTCCCTGACAGCAGGAACTAATCTGTTCTACGGGAGGCTTCCTGACTCTCCTGATACCTGTGTTGCGCTGTATGAAACTGGAGGTCAGGCTCCTGATGACACAATGGGCAACAATTCAGCGCCCGTATTTGAGAATCCCAGGATTCAGTTAGTTGTTCGTGCTAGTGCATACGCAACAGCATCAGCGCTTATACAAGACTGTTGGGACAAATTAATGCTGGTCACTAACGAAACCCTGTCATCTACGTATTATGCAAGAATTTCAGCAGTTTCATCTCCGTTTGCGTTAGATAGAGACTCTCAGGACAGAATGGTGTTAGCGTGCAACTTTCAGATCATCAAGACTCCGTAGACCCATACGCTGAAGCTCGGATTGTAATCGAGTCTGATAAGAGAACTCGATTCAAGATTCGATGTGGTTGCTGTGGTAAATTACTAGCGGAAATGGTAACTGCTCCTTGGCGATTACGCTGCCCTCGTTGCAAAGCAGTCAATGAAAGCGCTCCTGATAATGACTAGACCATCCTATTTCAGGGCTTTTGACCTAATTGACCGCTATCTTGAACAGAAATTTGAAGAATCCAGACGACTCAATCAACGAATCGAGGCCGTTGTTGTTGATTTTAATGAATTTCGGGAGCGAAAACTACGAGCTGGGGAGACAACTGGGGAGCCAGATGAGGAGAACCTTCAATGATTTACTGCTTTTATGAATTAGGATTCTGATATGACTGAAGAAACAACGCTCAAACAGGTTTCTCAAAGCGTGAGAACTGGTTTGGAGAACAAAGTTAAGGAACACAATGAGAAAGTTGGTAGTACTGCCAGCAAAAGAACAACATTGAGAACCCTGATTGCTGTATTTGAGAGAGGAGTTGGCGCATATCGGACCAACCCGGAATCAGTCAGGCCATCAGTAAATTCCTCAGACCAGTGGGCGTATGCCAGAGTTAATTCATATTTGTATGCACTCAGGAATGGTCGTTACAGGTCAGGCAAACACGACACTGATTTGTTGCCTAAAGGTCACCCGATGTCTACAAAGAAATCAATAGATGGAACTATCGAGAGATTCCAGAAAGAAACCTACAAGCCAACGGCAGGAATGGTTGCTGCTGCAAGGCGAGGTTTAGAAATGAGAGCAGAACAGCCACCAAGTAGGCGTGGAGGTACTGCTGTAGGTATAGCCAGAGCCAGAGACATTGTGAACGGGAAGTCTTTGAGCGCTAGCACAGTCCTCAGAATGTACTCGTTCTTTGCCCGTCACGCTGTTGATGAGAAGGCTACAGGATGGCGTAGAGGAGAAGAAGGCTACCCATCGAAAGGATTGCAAGCACATTTACTTTGGGGAGGAAACCCAGGAAGATCGTGGAGTAAGAAAATTAGAAACCAAATCAAAAAGGAATTAGATATGGACCTATCAGAAATAGAAGCAATGATAAGTGAGCGTTTATTAAAAGGCTATGGCTACGACTATGGTGACGAAGATAAAGAAATGTACGACAGTGATGACTGGAAGGATGACCCCATGACATTGCTGCTTATGGCATATCGAGAGATGATTAGTCATGCTCATTGCCATGATCTCCTGAAACCATTGATGAAGTTGATTCATAGGCTTGAAATGAAACTGGTTGAGGAAGAACAGAAAGAACACGCTGAAGAACACGCCAGAGAAGAAGAAATGATGATTGAGATTGATATGAATGATGATGAGGAGGAGGAATATCAGTACATGGTAGGTGACCAGCCGGCCCTTCCCGCTAACATGAGGAGAGAAACAACGCAGAAAGTTGTCTATCAGGATGGTGACCAGTGGTGTGTACGTTCTGAAACAGGGCGCAATTTCGGGTGCTACTCATCGAGAACTCAGGCTGAAGGTCGTTTAGCCCAAATCGAGTCGTTTGCGTATAGTCGTATTGGAGCAGCAACCAGTAAACAACTGATTTCATGGCATGAAAGCCTACATACTCTCACCAAAGTCTCAGATGCAAACGTGACTGTCCACGATCTGATTGAGGATGAACTAGAAAGCAGAGGATTCTCACCCCCATACAACTTAGGTGATGTTGATACCAAACTCCTGATGTTGCAGAAAACAGAGGGCCCTCTTCCTGTAGTTAAACAAGCAGAACAACGATTCACTCTTGGACCTGTTTATGTTCCCGGAATTGAGGATGCTCACAAAGAGTTCACTGATGAGGACACACTCCAGAAGGCTATGTGGGAATGGGTTCAGAAAGGTGACCGAACAATATACCTACAACATTCTGACAAGGCCGCAGGAGAAATGGTAGAGATGCTTACATGGCCATTTGAGATCAGTACAGAGATGGCTGTTCCTAATGAGGGAGTTACCAAATACACGTTTCCAGCCAATACTCCATTTATGGGAGTCATCTGGAAGGAATGGGCGTGGGATATGGTCAAAGCAGGCAAACTGCGTGGATACTCAATAGGTGGAGCAGCAAAGCGCTTAGAGGCTGATTTACCACAGAAGGCGCTGATATAGCCCATACAAAGAAATAACCTCTCTAGTCGTCACTAGAGAGGTTATGCGTTTACATCTTTGCTAGATGGTTCCTGTTTGGTTCAGTCTAGTACTTCATTGTGCTGTAGCCTTTCCCTCAAAGACATCTATGAGTTCTTCTAAATCAAATTCACCTAAATTGCTGTAGAATTTTTGATCTTCTGGTGTGTTACCTCTGAAATAGGTTGGTCCACCATCTCCATCATTCCAGATAGTGCCATGAGTGGTCTTTGCCTCATAGCCAACTCCTCTGCTGGTTTGGTAGTACCTAACGTTTGTGACTTTCATATTGATGTCTCTCATTATGCGTTCCTCCCTCTGTGAAATCCATCCCAAAAGTTGTTGGCTGGTGTTCCATCTTGTGAACGATATGGGGATGCTCCATCGAGGATAACTCCTGTTGCACTTTGTAGTTTCATTGCTTGTGCCTGAAACTCATTTGTGGAACCAATTACTTTCCCAAGTTGTGTTCCTAATTTATACCAATTTACATTGTGCAAATTCTTTTTGAATAGTGCTGTGTTGGTGTCTATATTCATTTGGACCTCCTGAGGTCTTAGTGGTGTAGTATTAAAGATAGGTCCATCTACCTAAAAACACAAGTATTATTGGCGAAAGTTTCCCTGTCAGACCAAAATCATTGAGTTTTAGAGGCTTCCTGACGTTGAAAACTGGTTAATTTGCTCCCGAAATTGCGAATACCTACAAAAGAAATCAGTAGAGGTGGTGTAATCTTGAGGCAAACCTGAGTGACCTTAGTGTCCAGAGTGTCCATGTGGCCGGTCTACCGACTGGCTTCTGCATGGGAAAATTCAAGGAGGCCATGTGCCAAAGTACAAAGTAACTGGTGGACCATCAGGAGAGTCCGGTGTTGAGGTAGACGGCAAATCCTATGAAGTAGGAGATGTCTTTGATTCCAACGCTAAAGGACTCAAGTGGCTAGTTGATGAGGGCTACCTTTCCACTGGTTCTGCAAAGAAGTCAGCAGCATCGAAAGCCACAAGTGAATCAGACAATGAATCCCAGGAAGGTGAGGACTGATGCCAACGTTCATACATGGAAAGAACACAGGAGTTTACTTAGATGAATTTAATTTGAGTGAATACTTCACATCATTT